TTACAAGGACAAGCCATAGAAAAAGGGTGTATGCGGTGAAGATCGCTGAGTGAACAGGGTCTATACATACGGATACCTTATAAGTGACCGCATGGCGAAAACAAAGACGCTTATCCATCTATTTTGACTGATTACTTTTTTGTGATCGTTCAAAGTAGGGGATAAATCTGTCTTCCAGCCGTATTCCATAATCGTTCCCACATGATAAAAATTCTTAAGACCTTCAGTCAAGATTAAATACGAAGAAAAGATGAAAAACTTGAGATTGTTTAAGACCTGGAGGAATTACTACTTACTTGGATAGAAGATAAGGGGATGGATAGTTAGAATATGTCTTATTGCAGAATTAGGTTTTATCAATCAGATATAGTACGTGAAATTTAATAAGTTAAATGATTGTTTTATACAGATGATGTTTTATTTTACAATTAATTAGGGTGATAAAATTTAAGGGGAAGATTCCATGGTTAATACTCTTACAAAAGAGAATTGGATAGATGATTTTATTAAAACAGATGCATTTGAAGAAGTTCGCTGATTTCTTTGGCAAAGAATTTAGATCGAGGTATCGTAAAGATAAAGGGTATGTGGAATGGTATATGTCTATGAATAATGGTTATCCATTTATCAGAAAAGCACAAGAGTTTGGTTGGACGTCGATACAAGAAAAATCGAGATTATTTCCTAAAGGTGAGTTTAACAAAGAAATATTTGTGAAAACTTATATCTTAATGAGGCATAACCTTGGAACAATTAAAGAGAAACGACCTAAAAATAAAATTTATGTTAGACCTTGTTTGCGCATTCATGGACTTATTGATATCTTGGAACATTTAAATAATTTTATGTTTGATGAACTAGGTTTTAAAAAGAAGAAGCTACAAACTGACTGGAAAATACTAAAAGCAAAAACGTTATTATATTTTCAATCCTATAAAGATATTGAGAGCATTTTGATATATATTGGAGTATCAGAAACATTAGAAATGTTGTATTCATTTGATATAGGATTTCATGATGCTGATGAATTTGAAGAGGTCCACCTAAGGAAATAAGTGGGCTTTCTATTACATAAAGAAAAGACACCCTAAGGCGCCTTTCTCTGACTTGAACCACTTTAATTTTAATAACACTTTCGGGTTGCCTACCCGATTCTCATTTTAACATAATTATCTTTATTTATGTTAATTTTTAGTTATTTTATAAAATATTTTTCATTACAAAAGTAGGATTTTTTCGATAAATTCGTTGAATGTACTTTAATGCTTCTTCTTATCCAATTCCTCAATAACGACTTTTCTCTTGCTTCCTGCGAGTTCTCCTACCCATTCATCATTTTCAATAAAAATACGGTCAAAAACAGGAATTGCGGTCGTTCCATTTTTTTTCGCCTCACTCTGTTGTTTTCTTCTTCTGAAATCATTTAAGTTTATAAGCATTGGGGTCATCCTTTCTTGTTAGGAATGTATGTTTGGTTTTTAACTCAAAAGAAAACCCACTAAAGGGATTAAGTTAAACAATTTATGTATTTTTGATGTTTTAAAAATAATAACTCCCCTGGAATTCCAGTCACATGTGATATAGCCGATATGGACTGATATTCCTTTGTAAGAAAATTCCACTTTTCATCAGACAATAATAATTCGACCGCAAATGAATTTGCTTCTAATTCCATTTTCTCAATTGAGAAAAGTGTGTTTCTTCTTAAGTGAGGAGTATTATTTCGTGTGTGCATAATTGCATGACCTAATTCATGACAACATGTAATTTCTTTTTCTCTTTCACTAGCATTGTTGTTCAAAATTATCCATTTATTATTTTGTTCATATTTATAAAAGCCTAGTATATCAGGATGCAGATCCCATTCGATAACATTGATGTTGAGAATATAAGCTAATTCATAGGGGTTGTTAGTTTTATGTTTTTTTACTAGGTTGTTTGCTTGGTCTTTTTCAAAATATCCCATGTATTAAATTCTCTCCGTTTCTTTATTCTTTGGTGCGATACTTCTTAGGTGTGTATTTTTTATTAATGATTTTCGTTTGAGTAACAATGAATTCCATAGCTGACATTAAAGATTCTGTAGCCTCATCGCTCATAGGTTCACCAGAAAACATTAAACCATCTGAATGCATCAAATCAGCCTTGATTGCCTCCATACGTTTCGCTATATCGTTTTGATCTTTTTTTGACATGGTAGATATTACTGATTCTGTTGAATCATCTTCATTTAATAAGTAATCAACAGTAACTCCGAAATAATTAGCTATCTTTTTTAGTTTGTCAGCGGACGGATATGCTTTAGCCCATTTTCTAATTGTTCCGTTTCCAAAACCTAGTTCTTTTTCTAAAGTAGATATATTCTTTTTCCTTTGTTCACATAGATATCTGACCTTTTGTAATAAGTTCATATTTATCACCTTTCTAAGCAGACCAAATTATTTTTAGAATAAAATCTAAAATACACATTTACTTTTAGACTGTGGTCTATTAATATTTAGCCATGAGCTGTTTTATCAGCGGAAAATAACAGCAACAAATTAACCTTTCTAAAACAAATACTCGCTGGGGAGCGCTAGTATTGACGGTTTTAGTTGCGGTTTATTCCTTATGGTTAAATATTAGCACATAGTCTAAAATTTAGTCAATTAATTAGCGAAAATTTTCTCTTTTTTATTGCCGGAGGTGATTTTATGGGAAATAAGCAAAAACAATTTCGTGTTAATGTGCAAACTGCACTTGTTTTACAAGAAACTACATTAACAGAACTCGCAAAACAATTAGGGATTTCAGTCTCGTATCTTTCTGACATTGTTAGAGGGAACAGAGAAGGTAAGAAATACAAAAGTAAGATTGCCGAATTATTAGGTTTTCACTATGAAGAGATGAAGGAGGTTTCATGAAAATGAATCAATTACAGGTTTTCAACAACAAAGAGTTTGGACAAGTTCGAACAGTGGTACAAGGCGAGGGAGTTCTATTTGTAGCAAAGGACGTATGTGATGCTTTTGGTGACACAAAATTACAGACGCTCATTAAGTCGTTTAGATGAAGATGAAAAGGGTGTGTCACAAAATGAATACCTCGTAATTGAAAGACAACAGAAACTAAAGAAATTTAAAAAATGGGTAACAAGCGAAGTACTTCCTTCTATTAGAAAACACGGAGCATATATGACAGATCAAGTCTTGGAACAAGCAATAACAAATCCAGAATTCGCAATTGGCATTCTCACTAAATTAAAAGAAGAGAAAGAAAAACTTGCGGCAGCACAACAACAAATTGTACAGCAACAACCATTAGTAACCTTCGCGGAAGCATGTATGCAATCAGATCAAACGTTAAAAGTTGGTGAAGTTGCAAAGCTAGCAATGAAGCAAGGGGTCAAGATTGGACAGAAACGACTATTCGATAAATTACGTGAGTGGGGCTTACTATTTAAAAGCTCGACAGAACCTACACAAAAAGGTTGCGAAAGAGAACTATTCGAGGTTTCACAAGGTGTTAAGAAAAAGCCAAATGGCGAAGCGTTCACATGGACAACAACATACGTAACACCAAAAGGACAAGCCTACATCATAGACCGACTGAAGAAAGAAAAGGAACAGGAGGCGGTTTAAATGATGGAAGAAAGTACATTCTCACATTTCATGATACTAGTGGCGGTTATCGGTCTTGCAGGATTCATTCAGCTTATGGAGTTTATAAACAAACGTTTGATTAAGGATGAAAAGTGATGAATAAACAGCAGCGAGATGAATACGAACGAAAGAAAATCTTGTGGATCATAAAGGATTTAAGAGCTAGGGAGATACATAACAGCGCAGATAAGGTTGAGGAAATTCATAAGGAGTTTATCACTCTAGCAAAATAGGACAAGCATTGTGCTTGTCATCATGATCAGGAACGAATAGCTTACACCCCATCCGTCTCGTTTCTAGTCATGATGATGCGTGCAGCATCCAAAATAAAAAGCCCGTACAGAAGCACAGGCTAGTTGTTACACATATCGGTAACTGAATATTAACATAATCACTTGTAAAATGCTATCAAAACAAAATAAAACCAGCCGATTACCCCTAATCGACTGGTTGATGAAACGACTCAATATTTTGTACCTATATTATAACACAGTCGTTTCTTCCAAGTATATAAGGAGGAATGCGGAAATGATTGAAAACGGAATGTTAATCGGAAATCATCATGATTCATCAGCAAGAGACTTCATTGAAGAATGCGCAGGTTGTAATGGAGAAATCTACTACGGAGAAAGTTGCTTAGACTTCGGTGGAGATTACCTACATGCAGATACAGAGTGCATTACTCAATATGTAAAGTCTCATTCTACAGAGAAAGTTGCAGGTGAATAAGATGGGTCTACAAAACAAAATTGAAGCTGAAATTCAAATTATGATGAATTTGGTTGAACGATATAAGCAAAGTAAGGAATCTAACGCTGCATCTTTGGTTGTAGCTTATGAATACGGATTAAAGTCACTTATGGAAGTGTATGAAGCTAGTAAGAAAGTAGAAGTAGCGCCATTTTAAAAGAGAGGAAGATTCATATGACAACTGAAAATTATTTTTCAAAATTAGCTCAAATAGATTGTTCGGAACATGTTGAAAAGAAGGGTCGTTTTAGCTACTTATCATGGACATGGGCGGTTAAAAAGCTTCGCGAAGTAGATCCAACAGCAACATGGGAAGTAAAGCGATTTAATGGTGTGCCGTACCTCAAAACGGATTGCGGTTACTTTGTAGAAGTTGAAGTAACGGTACAGGGATTACCACTAAGTCAGATTCACCCGATACTTAACAATCAAAACAAACCAATTGCAGAGCCAAACAGCTTTGACATTAACACAAGTATCCAACGTTGCTTGGTTAAAGCGATTGCCTTACACGGTTTGGGATTATACATTTACGCTGGCGAGGACTTACCAGAAATACAAGAAGATCCAGTTTCTTCGCAACAAGTTGGAGTAATTAAATTAAACATTAAAAAGCTCGCTACTCTTCGAAAAGTAGACGAGGATACGATAAAAGGTCATTTAAGTGTTACAGAAATAACAGAGTTAACAAAAACACATGCTGATGAAGTAATTAAAAAGTTAACAAAGTGGGTTAAGTCAGCTGAAAAAGAAACAGAAGAGCCAAAAGAGAAAATTGAACCAATAGAACAAGCGAACTAAGGAGTTGAAACCCATGCTGGATAAAAAAGTCATAACAAGTGTCGTCCTCTCTTCATGGGTTAGCGAGGGCGCAAAAAATGAACGAGAAATGAAAGTAAAGGCGATTGAGTACATTACTCCCGATCGCTATCCAGGATACAAAATATTGAAGATTAAAGATGGTATCGCATTGTGCGAGAGGGAGAGTGTGTGATGTTTCAAGTACCAGTAAGACGTGGATCAATGAAAGAAATGTTAATAGCAGTTCGTGATTTAGAAGCTAGAGGTTATGACTATATAACGCCAATCAAGAAAGTATATAGAGCTGAAAAGACTTTCCATCATGAAGGTAAATTTAGAGGAAGAGACAAGGTTCGATTCACAGGAATGGAAGACTTAGTGAGTTATGAATGTTGGATGAAGAAGGTGGATTAAATGAACAGCAATGTGATGAAAATCGCAAGAATAAATTTACGTGGTAATACAATGGACCGAGGGTGGTTTAAACACCTTATTTTAGAAAATGGTAAGCCGTATATGGTCGCTATTACCGTTTTAAGCGAAATCTTTTATTGGTATAAACCGACTGAGATTCAGGATGAAAAAACAAATACAATCCGTTATAAACAAAAATTTAAAGCGGACAAGCTTCAAAAAAGTTATCAGCAGTTAGCGGATTCCTTCGGATTTACGAAACGACAAGTGTTAGAAGCATGCAAATACTTACTAAAAAGAGAACTAATCACGATTGAATTTCGCACCATCATAGTTAACGGTACTAGGCTCAACAATGTTATGTACGTAGAACCTGTTGTTGATAATATCGAAAAAATATCCATTTTATATCAAGCTCCTATCACACCGGAAAGTGATACCCTCTCACATTATAAAGAGGGAGGGTCACACATTACAAAGGGGGAGGCTCCCACACTGAAACGTGGGACAAATACAAAGATTACTACAGAGATTACAAACAATAATATATGTGCTGCTAAAGCAGACACGAAGAAGAAGTCTGCAAAGCATTCTTATAGTGATGACTTCGAAGAAATATGGAGTATCTATCCAAAGAAAAGAAACAAACCTAAAGCGTATCAGCGCTATAAAGAAGCTTTGGAGAAAAGTCATAGTCACGATGACATTAAACATGGGATTACATGCTATGCAAAAGAATGTGAGCGTAACAGTACAGAGCTTACATTCATCAAGATGATGGAAGGTTTCTTGAATGACGAAAGATACTTTGAATATAAGAAGCCTGAACAAAAGCAACAACCAGTTAACTATTCTATTGATAATTTACTTGATTGAGGTGTAACGAATGGATAAGTACCAGGTTCATTACGAAAACGAATGTCATAGTCTTAGCATGATGATGCGAGATAACAGTTTAATAGATGAAACACGATTAAAACCGAAGCATTACATGAATCCGTATAACAAAAGCTTATTTAAAGTCATGAAGGAATTACGTGATGAGGACAAGCCCGCTGATATGAATTCTCTTGCTCAAGTAGGAGAGAACAGAATGGCAATGTTTGGCGGTGTAAATACATTAAGTAACGTTTATGGATTAGGAGTTCTTAGTCATAACTTCAAATTTACGCAAGATAAGATGATCGAGTTTGTAGCGATTGAAGAAGCTTTGCAAGAAGTTGAGAACTTTAAAGACAAAACGAAGTTCGTACACAACTCTAAGCAACTAAACGAACTCATTTCAAAGATTAATAATGTTCAAGTTGCTACTATAAAGCCGCAGCCTTCGTTTAAAGAGAAGTTACAAATGAGAGTGCAACAACATAGCCAAATGCCAGAACAAGGCTTGAGTGGAACACCAACAGGGTTTACGAGCATTAATAATGCGTTAGACGGTTGGCAACCTTCAGATTTAATAATTGTAGCAGCACGTCCGTCAGTTGGTAAGACAGCTTTCGTATTAGAAACAATGAGACGAGGGGCAAAGGCAAGTAAAGATTACATGGGAACATTCTTCTCGTGTGAAATGGATGCATCGAAGATTATTGACAGATGGATTGCGACAGAAGGAAAGATTCCAGTCGCTACGATGAATAACCCAAACAAATTCTTCAATGGTCGCCAAGAATATTGGGAGAAATACCACAGAGCGTGTGGAGAACTTGCGGAATTGAATATAGATGTTAGATCAGAAAAGGGAATCAATGAAATACGGGCAGTTATTCGTAAAATCGTACACGAAAATTCAGGTAAGAAGCACCTATTTGCAATAGATCACTTAGGGCATGTAGATATTGATGAATCCTTTGACAGTAACCATTTGAAATTTACATACATCATGAAACAACTGAAAGATATGCAGAAGGAATTTAACGCACCTATCATCCTCGTAGCGCAGTTAAATCGTGCGGTGGAGGGTAAACAAGACAAAGCGCCGTCAATGTCGGATATAAGGGAATCAGGGAGTATAGAAGAGATTGCAGATGTGATTATCTTCCCACACCGTCCAGCTTACTTTGACAGAGAACAAAGGGAAGCGCAAGACATTCACGATGTGGAGCTAATCATTGCGAAGAACCGGAACGGATTCGTAGGAACATTGCCATTCCAATTTATCAAAAAAACGAATTTATTCCTCGAAAAAGGAGTGTAAAGCTATGACGGTTATGGATATGTACACAGAAGCGAAAAAGGACGGAATCATTAGTACTTGGCTATTAATTGAGTACCTTGTGTTCGAAAGAAAAGCGATTACCTTTGCTGATGGAATGGACAAGCTTAGTTACTTCTTTGAAGAAAGGTTCAGAAACAAAATGAATGAGTACTTAGTGGATTACATGATACAACGCGGAATTAACGCGGCAGCGTAAGGGTGATGAGAAATGGCTAAAGATGAAGATAAGTTAAAGGATTTGTACACAAAAGCAGCGGGATTAGATGAAAATCTACCTGGTGATTTGCTACAAAAATTAAAAACATATGGAGATATCCTTTCGCTAACGGGTAAATTGCACGCAGCGGCGCTAAATGATTGGAAAATGGCTGAAGCGATTCGGAAAGAAACAATATCGAAATGCTTTACTTACAACCCAAGTGGAACGGCAAAGGAACGTGAAATGCAAGCGGAGTTTGCAGCAAGTGAACACAGAAAAGTAGAAGCGCAAGCAGAAGCATCATGTATGAGATGGAGAAACGCTTATAACTCAACAACAGAAATTATAAACATTTTGAAGATACAACTAAGGGATATGAAAGATTTAAATAGTGGAGGTGTGTAAAATGGTCAATCAGCTATCACTTGAAGATATATTAGGACCGTTTAATTGCGAAGCAAGGAGCACGGCGGAGCAATTCTTAGCGCAGACATCGAGAATCCCTACTTACGCCGTGGATTTCTTCGATAAAGACCTAAGGCAGAAGCTACGATGGTTTGAAGCAAAGACAAAGAGCGAAGCCGAGAGAATGGCTAGGAAGAAATATGGGAAGATACAGATTGTTAACACGTACATTTCAGATCGGACGCTAAAGGAAATTATGGAATTAGATTAGGAGGGGAAAGTAAATGACGTTAGATCGTTGGTTAACTAATGAGGAGCGAGCGATTGCTAAGGAGAATGGGATAAATTATCAAACTTTATATCGTAGGGTTTACGAATTAGGTTGGGATATCGATAAGGCAATAACAGCTTTACCAGGAACGGTGTATCACGGATATGAAAGAAAATATGAAAAGTGGGTAAAAAAGGCTCAGAAAAATGGAATCAACAGTAGAACTTTTTATAGCAGGGTAACCATTCTAGGGTGGGAGTGCGAAGAAGCGGCGACAAAGCCGACAAAAGAAATGCATCCCGATAAGAAATATTGGGTAGAAATCGCAAAACAAAACGGTATCAACTATCAAACGTTTATGTCGAGAGTAAATGTTAGAGGATGGGAGTTAGAAAGAGCGGCGACGACTCAATCCGACAAGAAACATAGGAAGAAGTCGCTCAGTAAAGGTTAAGGGGGAAACGTTATGAAACATTACAACCACGTAATAACGGATGGAGAATACGAAATAGCAGAAAAAAACGGTATCAGCCGAGTGAATGTTTTCCAAAGAGTTAATGAGCATAGGTGGAATGTAGAAAGGGCTATAACGGAGCCTGTTAGAAATAGCAGGGGCATTGTAAACAATCAAATATCATTACAAGCTAAACGCAATGGTATTAGTCACACAACTTTGTATAAAAGAATTAATGAGGGCATGTCACCTTATGAAGCAGTAACCAAACCGAAGAAACACAACAAATGGGAAGCATTAATAAAAAAAGCGCAGGAAAACGGAATTAGCACATCTGCATTTTATATAAGAATTAACAGAGGTATGGATCCTTATAAGGCGGCTACCAAGCCACCACGTAAGCATAAGAAGAAACAAATCAGCTAGGAGGAAACATGGACAGGCAAGACGTTTTAATCAACAAATTAATCGACAATCACATATACAAGCTACCGGATGGGCGCGACTTATTTGAAGGGAGTTGCGAGGAATTGGCGAGGCTACTAAAAGGAGTGGATGAGGAATGATGGAATTACAAAACGGTGTTTATGAAATTACTAAACTATTAGCAGAAGCGAAGGAGACTGAGGAGAATGGGAAATAAGATCATTGTTTATACGAAGAATGTATGTGCAAATTGCGACCAAGTAAAGTTCGCTTTAGGTGCAGCAGGAGTTGAATATGAAACTCGTAATATTGAAGAAAACAAAGAGTATGTAGAGTGGTTAGCTGATAAGAACTACATGAGCGTACCAGTTACGGTATTTCCTAGCGGAAAGGAATTAGTTGGATTCGAGTTTGGTGAGTTCGCGAAGGAATTAGGACTATAAAGGGGTGTTTGGATGAAGGCTGAACATATCGAATTGTATGAACAAGCGCTGCATCACGAACAAGGACAAGCTAGTAAATGGTTTTGCGAGGTTAATAATTTAGAAGCGCAATTACAAATAGCAAAGTCACACTACAAGCACCACACGGAAGAAAGTGATAGATTACAAAACTTAGTTACGAGATGGAAGGGGAAAGGACATGAAGTTAAGGGTGAAAATTAAGCGAGTAAAAGATGTGGAGTTACCAAAGTATGCAAAACTCGGGGATAGCGGCTTTGATCTTGTAGCAGCGGAGGATACTATTATACGGCCAGGCGAAACGAAGGTTGTGCCAACTGGATTAGCTTTTGAAATTCCACCAGGGTACGAACTTCAGGTGCGTCCCCGTAGTGGAATTTCGCGTAACACAAAGTTAAGAGTTGTATCAGGGACGGTGGATAGTGGATATCGGGGAGAAGTTGGAGTGTTGGTTGATAACACTGAAAGACCTATAAGTTTGAATATGAAAGTTCATGTTATCGAACGTGGAACAAGGATTGCTCAAGGCGTCATAGCGCCAGTGGAAACAGCTCATTTTGTTGAGGTGGAGAAGTTATTGGATAGTGAGCGTGGCGGTGATGGCTTTGGATCGACAGGATTGAAGTAAAACAAAAATACTATTTTAATAAAAAAAGAGCTTGCGGCAGAAATCAAGCTCTTTTTAAGGGAAACACATAACTGAGATTGTTTATATATTACTAGTTATTTCATTGGAATTCCATATGTTTAGGTTGAGAAATAAAGAATTGGAACAAAACTATGTAGTTTTAAATAAAGGGAGAACTTAATAAGTATGTTTATACAACAATACAAGAGTACTAAATATAGCACTCTTGTTTGATGGAAGGTGATTCTTGTATAAGAATTATGTTTGGATGCATTAATAGTATATGTCTATTTTGCAAAATGGTTACTTAAACCAAAAAGGGAGACAGTTAGCGTAAGTTAACTGTCTCGAGTCAAGGAAGGATGAAACGACAAAAGACTACTCAAATGGTTATTCACAGTATGTACAAGATTTACTTTTTTATTCAAAAAGGTAAAAAATTGGTTTTAAATACAAAAATATAACTAAGTGTAATAAGGAGGAACAACAATGGGACAAGGAAACCGTGGAATGGCTTTTGAGAAGCTTATCAATCTATCGAATGAAGTGTATCAACGTGAGGGAGTCGCGCTGTCGGTTAGTGAGAGAGGAAAAAATGGATTCGGAAGTACAGGGGTTAAGTAAGACAAAAATACTATCTAATAAGAAAGAGCTTGTTTTCCGACAAGCTCTTTCTAAAGAAACTGTAAATGAGTTAAATACATATTAACATTCGTTGCATTAAATTTCTATAAGTTTTTTGTTAAGAAATACATACAAGGCATGGGAGATTTTTTCTGGATAAGGAAACATGAATTGATAAACAAAAAAAGAAAGCTCTCACTGTAAAGAGCTTATGAACAAGTGTATACCTACAATTCCAATAGTATATGTTTATCTCTGCAATATGGTTAATTAAACCAAAAAAGAGACAGTTAGCGTAAGTTAACTGTCTCAAGTTAAGGAAGGATGAAACGACTACTCAAGTGATTATTCACAGTATGTACGATATTTACTTTTTTATTCAAGAAAAGTAAAAAAATTGGTTTTAAATACAAAAAATATTATATCTAAACGTAATAAGGAGGAATAACAATGGGACAAGGAAACCGTGGAATGGCTTTTGAGAAGCTTATCAATCTATCAAATGAAATGTATCAATGCGAGGGAGTGGCGCTTATAAACAAGCGTCCGACTCCTGTGAAGGTTTTAAAAATGGTTTATGGGCGTGTGAAAGATGGTTATTACGAATCTAAAAGTACAGTGGATTATGACGGTGTGTATAAAGGGCGAGCTGTAGCGTTTGAAGCGAAATCTACAAATGAGATAAATCGATTTGATTTGAAGAATATCACACAGCACCAATTGGATTACCTGAAGCAAGCAGAGAAGATGGGGGCCATTTGTTTCTTCCTTATTGGATTTAGCAAGGATCAGTCAGTATTTGCAGTACCACTATCAGTCATTCAATCTTACATAAGGATTTCGCAACAACCAAAAGGTAAGAAGTCGATACCAAGAGCGGACTTTGATATTTTTGGGTACTTAGTAGAACAGACAGAACGAGCGCCAATTGATTACTTGCAATACGTTGATAAAGCAGTGTCTCCAGCTATGTTTGATGGGAGGATTCAATTTGATCAAGATCATATAAAAGTAGCGAATAACATTGAAGCAACAAAAGAGAAGATAGCCAACAAGAAACGAAAATTATTAAAGGCTTAATGAATAACGGAACCATGCAGAGTGGATGGTAGGGGCTACTCGCTATGCATGTTTCCCTTATTCAACAATGAGACATTAAAATTTCACGTACCTGATGTGATGTTAAAAAGACAAATTCAGAAATAGGGGGATTACAGATGGAGAGACAATTAACTTTATTACCAGCTGTAGATGATAAAAAAGTACAAAAGGCAGTAGTAAGCATTTTGAAAGAGTACAGAGCACTTAAGATGAGGTTTAGTAATGAAGTGGAGCAGGAAGGAATCAGTTTATTCCCTGAATTGCGTGATTCGAAAGCATCAAGTATGATGAAGGTGCAACAGATTGAGAAAGTATTAAACAACATCCTCGATGAAGATGAAAGAAATATTATTACTTTGAAGTTTCTAGATAATAAGCCAGTTAAAGATTCATTTGTACAAAGTGAATTGATGATGAAAAACTCGTACTTTTACGATAAGAAAAAGAGTGCAATCAAGCTGATCGCTACTACATTAGGAATCATTTAAAAATGGCAGAGAAAAAGCAGAGAAATGGCGTATTTTTTGGGGGGTTTTTGCAAATGGAATCAACGGTAATCTATAGATACAACCTCATTATGAGAGGGTTAGCACTCCTTAACGTGTACCGGCGAGAGGGCGGGCAGGGGCGGTAGGAATCCGTGGTAAGGGTGGTAAGATTCCCTTAAATAATTAACAATGACATATTCCAGTGTGGCGGGTGTGAGATAACCCGCATTCGTCATACTGTTTCTATTATATTTAGTGGTCAGCTCAGAGACCGCCATGTCCTCTGGGCTGATAGTGAATATAATAATTCTCTATTCTTTGTTAATGTCTTTCTTGAAAATGGAATGGGGGTGGTTGCTCATGATTGAGTGAGCAATACTTGCTATTCTTGTTGTATACGTAACTTGTAATATCTTATATAGTAATTACTCACGATTTTTACTATTAGGATAAAACAGGGTGTAAAGGAACTTGTCACTCCTTTACTCTAGATAATAAGACGGATAATTCCCCTTGTCCGCGTACATCCCCCTACTAATCTTGTTATCTAGAGTAAGGCAGTGGAAAAACGTAGTACTGTCTTGTATATAAAGATTAATTCCCTCTATATGATCACATTGATATTTCATCTGTCACGGGACGAAATATAATAAATGGTTTGCGAAGGCTATGCGACGGCCGAAGTGTTGACCGACTCCACGGAGTATAAACGAGAAGATTCTTAGTCTTCTCCCAGTCACCGAACGTAAAGCGCGTAGCTAATAAGAGCTAAAAAATTACATGATGCGGTGGCTTGGAGAAGGTTGAGAGTAATTAATCTTGATCTAAGAGAAAGTTTGCCATTTGTTTTTTCTCTTTTCTCCTATTCCCTTGAAAGCTGTCACTTCGGTGGTGGCTTTTTGTTTTTGTAGGGTTTTCTTCTGTTCTGTCGAATAGAGTAGGAAGAAAGGGGATGAATGTATGAGAGTGTTTTTTAGGAGTGAATCTGGAGAACTGATTCTTGATTCGAAAAATGAGGATGTAGCTAGTTTAATGGCTGTTTTGAGAGAAACTAACAGTATTAAAATAGGTCTCTTTAATTATGATGTAAAGAAGTATAAATTGGAGTATTATCGACATCCAAAAAACGAGGAACCAGAAAAAGAACTGAATATCATTTTGGAACGTAACTATAATGATCAATAGCATCCAAAACGGGTGCTTTTTCTTGGTTATATAGAAATTACACATTAAACGTATTTAAAGAGCGTTCTAGGTATAAAGATAATCGATAATCATACAATGATATGGAAGTGTCTTTTCTAACGTATTAGTTACCTCAAAGTATATGTATCTTTTGGCGCCTGGAGAGGGTGCTTTTTTTATTGCACATTATGATAAGGACAAGCATATTATGTAATAGGACGGGTTCTTTATTTCCTATTCAATGCTCAGGATAAAACCCAATTCACATTGAGAGCACCCTCATTATGGATGCTCTCTTCTTTTTGAATAGAATATGTATAATATGATTGATAGATTAACATTTCAATCTGAGGGGTACAAATTCGATGCGACGTAAAAAGGATTTGTTGAAACAATGGAAGGTGGATTTGCAAGCTGTTCAAGAAGAGAAAAGGCTGAAGAAGGTTAAGAAAAAGAAAAAGAAATATAGCATTCCTGGTAATACAGCTGACTTCATGAATGGAAATAATACTTATCGTAAAGAGAATGGGGTATGGAAGCAAAGAAATAAGTGACGTGAGGGTAAATAAGTTTGATTTAATTTATAGCAATTATCGTAGGCGCTGCCGTAATCTGGGTGGCGTCTTGTTTATTGTTAAGGAAAGATAAGGATGAAGAACGACTATATAGTTCGTGAAGTGTGTGGTAGGCAATTTAAAGTAAGAACTATGCAATACGTTCTCCATCCTTTGGAAAAAAATAAAGTAGATGAACGGGATGAAAAACAAACATATCAACTACATTTGATATAAGGGTGTCGGAGGCCTTAGTCATACTGAGTGATATGTAAGACTTTCATCCATCTTACTATGTGCTATGGATTGGTTTTGTATACCAATGAAGATGAATGCAATAAAAAAGAGATGACTAAAATTCCCTGTATTAGCGCATATATATAAATTTTAAAGGATTTGGACGTACATTGAATTTTATTTTGGTTCAAAAAACCATTTTAAGAGACGTTTGTCCTTTCGTTTGCATACGATATCATAGCAAACAGTAGAGGATGAGATAACTTGTTTAAAGAAGGACAATTATTAATTACGTTTTATGAGCACACAAGTTCACAAGCGAAAAGCGAAATTCACACGCAATTAGGTGGAAAGAAAATAGATGAAATCCCTCAACTCTGTATAGAAGTAATTGAGGTCCCTGTAGGAGAAGAAGCGAAATATAAAGTGTTGTATGAGCAACATCCAGAAGTGCGATTTGTTGATTATAACGCCATTCGGAAATTACATTATCGGCCATGTATGTGTGCGAAATGCAAGCGTAAGTCATGTGGATGTAGACCGAACGACCCGTATTACTTAGAGAAAATAGAAACAAGTGCAGGATTACAAAATCAGTGGGGATTACAACGGATTCATCCAGAACTAGCATTTTGTGAAGTGAAAGATAGAGGCCTCGTTACAAAGATTGCTGTATTGGATTCGGGAATTGATCCGAATCATCCAGATTTAAAAGACAAAATTATAGATCCTATTAATGTTGGACCTGGTGAGCCAGAAGATTATATTGATAGAGTTGGACATGGAACATTTGTAGCAGGAGTTGCAGCAGCTATTACAAATAACAATATTGGTGTTGCAGGTGCAAGTTATAATACAGCATATATTGTTCCTGTTAAATTGGGGGATAACCCAGACACAACAGCAATTATTAAAGGGATTATGTACGCAATAGAACAAAAAGTAGATGTGATCAATATGAGTTTCGGGGGCCCAGAATATACGCAGGCCGAACAATCTGCATTAGAATTAGCTTGGAAACAGGGGGTTATTTCCATAGCATCAGCGGGGAATACCGGGCATGAAGAAGCTAGTTATCCAGCCGCACATAATTTTGTATTAGGGGTGAGTGCGACTAATAAGTTGGATCGATTGGCGTCGTTTTCAAATTGGGGAAGTTATGTGGGAATTGCAGCACCGGGTACAGAAATTCTGTCTACTACACCAACGTATCCTGTTCCTATATTTAATAAAATAAATTATGATGCATCAGATGGAACATCATTTTCAGCACCACTTGTAAGTGGAGTGGCGGCGATGCTGCGGGCCATCAAACCATCGGCAAGCAACCAAGAGATAATTCAGGCGATACAGCGATCTGCCCGGAGTTTAAACACAAAGGATAAGGAATGGAGTCCATTTTATGGATATGGCCTATTAAATCTAAGTGCAGCCGTGCAGGAAATTAAGTGTCCGCAGATTCCATATGGGGAATATTGTGAGATTTTAGGGTCTTTCTATGGACAACTAGTGGATGGTGATGGAAACCCATTCGGTTTTCCTGTTATTGCAGTGGATAATCGCACAGGGAAAACAATTAGAACTTATTCACCAAAATCTACGAGGATGGGGGAAGAAGGTTCTGTATCAGTTGATGATGGTATGTTTCGCTTGTTCAATTTACCAGGTGGAAATTACTCTATTTATGCAATTTTTGTTGATCCACAATTGAGATTAATTGAAAGTATAGATGTTGTTCCTGGTGCAGATGTGTATGTAAAATTAGTACTTCCAAATCCATCAGAGGATATAACAAGTGTATTGAAAAAACAGTGAGTCATTTTTAATAGAATGTCATGTCATATTTGCATGTACTAAATAGAAGTAGAGCATCCATAACGGGTGTTTTTTTCTTTGTTATATAGAAATTACACATTAAACGTGAATGGTGGAACGATGACATTTTTGTTTTATTATTGTCCTTTGTCTAGAGACAGATAAGTAAAAAACGCGGTGTTATAAGGAATCTAGATTTTAATTTGGTTTATTTGACCAAAAAAGGAAATTATCTTACATTTCATTGCACTCCCTGAAAATGTAAGATTTGAATTAGGAAGCGCTTCTAGCGGGTCTAATAGCAGAGTTAAATGGGCTTACGAATGCAAAAGAGGAGTGTGAACTTTAATTATGGAAATGTATCATTACGGATTATTCATAATCAATATATGCTTGTCACTTTATATAGTAAGCATAATAAGCTTAAAGAAAAAAGAAACAGCTTTAAGAAAAGAAGATAGCAAACTGTTAATGAATTTGCATAATCTTGACAGCCTAAAGGAAGAAATAAAAAAAAGTTTAGAAACTAATAATGAAATACAAACTATACATTTTTTAAAAATTGAAAAAGGAATGTCTTTTGTCGATGCAAAACAATTGGTTAATTCTGTGCAGAATAATAAATGACAATGTTGCAGGGGTATAATTATTATGCGTGATAAATTGTATACGGTGTTAGCGATTTTATTCTTTGTGATTCCACTAATTGTTCTACTTAAAATTTTCCCAGATAATCAAATAGTTTATTGGTTAAGTATGATTTTTACTGGATTGGTAGCTGTTTTGTTCATAACTGATTATATAAATATGAAAAAGGAATAAGTATATAGTTTGATCTACAATATAGTTAGTGGGTATAAATGATGTTTAGTGAAGCTTATATGAACTTAAGAAGCATCCATCAGGGTGTTTCTTTTTGTGGGGAGAATAATAAATTCCTACAAAACAAACGAACACAACGAACGAAAATAGAAGTAGTTAACAAAGTGAATTTTATGCAAGGAATCTTAAATATTGAGCGCTAGAAACGTTGATTTAAAGCCAATGTATAAGAGTTGCATAACACTATATCTTATGTAAACTAGATAAACATTGATATAACAGTCATTTCCCGATATATCTAATAAACATAAATAATATTATAGGAAGTCATTGTGTATAGCCAGTATTTTAATGCAAGGTGGATTATCTCCTGATGTAGCATGGGAAACTGCTAAGTGGATCGTATTATTCTTTGGGTTGTAGAGAAAGCGAGGGATTTTATGAAAGGTGTAGCAGATAAGCTGTTTAGTAAATGGCTATCTATACCCAAAAGAATCAGGATAGTATCGTTATTGATAGTAGTAGTTGTTGTTGGTTTTATAAATTTTGTTGTACCAGGGATACAAGCAATACAGGTATTGTTTACAAATTTTCATGAAATTGGGATGGTTAAATTGGTCATTGCGGTGATTAGTTCTCTCACTATTTTCTTGATTTTAAAGAAAAAGTAAAGAGGCATCCAATTGGGTGCTTCTTTTTATGAGAATAGTGTCGTGTTTATCGTGTTTTAAATTGATTAAGAGTGGAGGGTTGATATGACGAGTGAGAAAACTAGAAAAATAATATTTTGGACTTTAGGGTTGTTTTTTCTCATAACTAATTTTATAAGAACTTTTATAGAGCCTAAATTTGGAGAATCTATAAGGCTATATTTTCGTGATTTTCCCATCGGTGTAAAAGTAGCAATTATAATTTTAGCTGTAGCATTTTTAGTATATATATACCCGTATAGAAAAAGAAAGAATGATAGTTGCTTTTTAGAGAATATGCATCCATCAGGGTACTTTTTTTCTTTGCTATATAGAAATTACACATTAAACGTGAATTTAAACCAAATGGACATTTTGTTTAAAGTATATAATAAATAGGAAGAATCTAATTATTTGATTCACATTTAAACCGAGAGGTACAAATTCGATGCGACGTGAAAAGGATTTGTTGAAACAATGGAAGACGGATTTGCAAGCTATTCAAGAAGAGAAGAGACTGAAGAAGAAGGCTAAGAAAAAGAATAAGAAATATAGCATTCCGGGTAATACAGCTGACTTCATGGATGGCAAGAATACTTATTGTAAAGGGAATGGGGTATGGAGGCAAAGACATAAATGACGTGAGGGTAAATGATTTTGATTAAGTGTATAGGGGTTATCATAGGCGCTGCTGTGATCTGGGTGGCGTCTTGTTTGTTGTTAAGGAAAGATAAGGGATGAAGAACGACTATATAGTTCGTGAAGTGTGTGGTAGGTAATGTAAAGTAAGAACTATACATTACGTTCTCCATCCTTTGGAAAGAAACAAAATAGATGAACGGGATGAAAAACAAACATATCAACTACATTTGATATAAGGGTGACGGAGGCCTCAGTCATACTGGAGTGATATAGTAAGCCTTTCATCCATCTTACGATGCGCTATAAATTGGTTTTCTATACCAATAACAATGAATGAAATAAAAAAAGAGACGAATGAAACCGCCTCTGTTGTACATACGTACAAAAAGGTTGTGTAGAAATACGGTATTATATAGGATTCTTCGCTTGGTTTCATATACCTTTTTTTGTTTGAAAATTTTTCTTATTTACGTAACAAACGAACACAACGAACGAAAATAGAGATAGTTAACAAAGAAAGCTTTTATAATTTATATCGTTTGTCCTTCTTCCATTCTTAATATGTGTTATTTTTGGTTTGTTACACCAATAAAGATGACTATAACAAAAAAAGAGATGAATAAAATCATCTCTTTTTTTTTGCATGTTCACAAAATTCATATGGGAGAATTTGTATACTTTATTCTATTTTTGGTTCAAAATACCTTTTTATTTTGATTTTTTTTATTTTTATTAGAAATTTACTGCGGTTATTCACTGAAAAACGGTATCCTCTTTATTTTATTATTGTCCTTTGTCTAGAGACAGATAAGTGAAAAACGCGGTGTTATAAGGAATCTAGATTTTAATTTGGTTTTTAAAACCAAAAAAAGAAATTGTTTCACATTTATTTCACTCTCCCTGAAAATGTAAGATTTTAATCAGGAAACGTTTCTACGTATTGCAGATTAAATATATCAAGAAAAGGGAGAGGTTTATTATTAAATTAAAAAAGAAATTTTTACATTCTTCTGTAGCTTTAGCGATGGGAGCTACATTCATCCTACCGAGTATTTCTGCAAGCGCTGCGGAAAAGGTAGAGACACAAGTCACATTAGGACAACAACAACCTAAGGCTGGTTTTCATTCATCTACACCCACTAGAGCTGAGTTACAAGGATTAGGTTTATCAGATACTGAAATTACACAATTATTGAATACGCCAAGTTCTGGGATTATGTTGTATCAGGGGAAAGTAATTACGAATGGTCAGCAGGATCAGTACCACGGGAAGTTGAGCTGGGCTGTGCAAGCACTAAAAGCTGCGTATAACAAGATTCCTGCAAATGTAAAAAAGTCAATTGGTGGTGCGGCTGCATTTGAAAAGTTATTAGGTTATATTGACCATTATACAGGAGCAGTAGAAGATGCTATTTATGATGGATTGGTTTATATAGGGGTTAATAAAACTGCGGCTTGGTGGATTACAAAAACTTTAACAGCGCTCGCATTTTAGATTAGAAAGGTTGTAGTTAAAATGAAGGGAAATTTACCAACTATTTTATTTATTAGTATTTTTATATTGATATTTTTAATATTACCAATTATTTTTCCACATAACACTTTACTAACTTGGGTTAGAAATATTCTTGGTGGATTGTTATTAATTGGTTTAATATATGATTTTGTAACTAGCAAAAGAAAAAAAAATTAAGATAGTAAGGGGTGGATTACAAAAACTATAACCGCTATCGCGTTGTAAATTAAGGTGGGAATATTATGCGTGATAAATTGTATACAGTGTTAGCGTTTTTATTCTTTACGATACCACTATTTCTGCCTAAAATTTTCCCGAATAATCAAATAGTATTTTGGGTAGGTATGATTTTTTCTGTATTGGTAGTTGTTTTGTTCATAGATGATTTTATAAATAGGAACAAGGAAAAGAAATAAGTATATAGTTTGATCTACAATACCGTTAGTTGGTGTAAATGATGTTTAATGAAGCTGATATGAACTTAAGAAGCATCCATCAGGGTGTTTCTTTTTGTGGGGAGAATAATAAATTCCTACAAAACAAACGAACACAACGAACGAAAATAAATAATATTCCGAATGTAATTCAATGGTGATTGTATAACATATAAAACATGATTAAATCAACCTTTGACTTCGTTACTCACGATATGATACATTGAATGTATTACAATGTGAGTTTAACAGGGGAAAAGGGGGGATTATTGGAGTGGAAGTTGTGAATCCAATTCGTAGTCTAAAAGACCTTGAGGATATGAAAGAATGTCTACTTATGAAGTCGTATCGTGATTTTCTTTTATTTGTGATGGGAATTAATACTGGTTTGAGAATAGGAGATTTGTTGAAGCTTAAAGTCGGTGATGTGAAGGATAAAACCCATATTCGAATTAGAGAGCAAAAGACAAAGAAGAACAAACAGTTTCCGATAACACATATTAAAGAAGAGATTGATCGTTATGTAGTGAATAAGAATGAAGAAGAATGGTTATTCCCTTCTCGTAAAGGTGATAAGCCTATTACAAAGGTTCAAGCATACCGTATTCTTAATAATTGTGCTGATATGGTTGGATTGGAGAATATAGGTACTCACTCAATGAGAAAAACATTTGGGTACCATTATTACAAGAAGACGAAAGATGTAGCATATTTAATGACGATCTTTAACCACGCTTCTCAGGAAGTGACAAAACGATACATTGGAATTACGCAAGATGAGATAGATGCATCTATGCAAGGTTTCAAACTTTAAAGTAGCCTAACAGCTACTTTTTTATTTTATAAAGAAAAAAGCCCGATACGGGGCTAGATGATTTTCTTCATACCACAATGACGGTATTCTCTTAAGAAGATGAAATTTTTAATGGAACTTTTGAACGCAGAATTACCGCAATTATCACAGCGACCACTGATTTTATCAGGATGCTCTTCGTATGTGTATATTTTGCTTAGATCATACTTTTGTTCATGCTCTTTATTTTCCATTAGTCTCATCTACATATCAATCTGAATTAATACAGCTTTATCATAATAACATGAAGCGTTCATATAATGGATGTTTTTTATTTTACAAAGAGAACCTGCAAACCTGCAGATTCTCCTGATAATGATTTATGGAGCAAGACTCGAAAATATAATACAATAATTCGAAAATGAGTTCAAGTAAATAAAAAGAACCCGCTGGAGTTCGGGTCCTTTCAGAAGTGATGATGTATTCTCGGCTCAGGAACTGAGAAAAACACATAAATATAATACATCGAAATTCATAGAATTTCAAGACTAAATGAGGGATTACCGCGAGGTGGTGAATATGGCTAGGCAACGTAGCCCAGATCGTGACAAAGCGTTCGAAATATATAAAGCAAGTAAAGGTGAGAAGCCACTTATTGATATTGCAGCTGAGTTAAACCTCAAGCCTTCGCAAATCAGAAAGTGGAAATCACAAGATAAATGGGATGAGCAAATGAATGGTAACGTTACTATTGCGAAAAGGAGCGTTACTAATGTTAAAAATCCCAAAACGAAAGAAAAACTAAAAGAGATTTTAGAGGATGAAGAGCTGACCGAAAAGGAACGGCTCTTTTGTTTGTATTACGTGAAATACTTCAATGGTACACAAGCTGCGTTGAAGGCTGGATACTCCAAAGATGGCGCTCATGTGCAAGCGAGTCGGTTATTAAGGCGTGAACGAGTTTCTTCCTATATAAAAGAGCTTAAGGGTGAGCTAGTTGAAAATGTATTTGTGGAAGCGATGGATGTGCTGAAAGAGTACATTAAGATTGCTTTTGCTGATATTACGAATTACATTACTTTTGGCCAAAAAGAAATTGAAGTTGAAGTTGGCGAAAATACAACGTTTGATAAAGAAGGAAACGAAATTACTGAGACGATAACAGAGGCTAGATTGGTTAATTACGTCGATTTACAAGACCATAATATGGTAGACGGTTCGATAATAACCGAAGTGAAGCAGGGGCGTGATGGTATATCCATTAAGCTCGCTGACAAGATGAAAGCATTAGACAAATTGTCTCAGTATTTCGATTTAGTACCCGACAACTTTAAACGTCAAATTGAAGAGGAACGCCACAAAATGCAGATGGAAGTGCAAAAGGTACACGTTGAGAAGATTAAAGCTGAGGTTAAGGAACTTACAGACGACTCCAGTAATGGTAATCGTGTCATCATTGTAAACGATAAGGAAGCCATGAGAAAGGCGATGGAAAATGACCAAGACAGTTAATATCATGGACTTGATGAATACCAATTTCTATTCGTTATGGCTTGCAGAACCGTCACATATTGTTGCGAAGGGCGGGCGTTCTTCCATGAAGTCGTCTGTCATCTCGATGAAGCTTGTAACTGATTTTCTAGAAGATGAACAGGGCAATGTAGTTTGTCTAAGGAAAGTTGGTAAGTACCTATCTACTTCTATTTATGAGCAAATAAAATGGGGCATTTATATGCTTGGTGTTGAAAGTGAGTTTTACTTTGGTAAATCACCTTTAATTATCAGGCATAAGACAACCAATACTGCTTTTTACTTTTACGGATGTGATGACCCGTTGAAACTTAAGTCAGCTAAGATTGCAAAAGGTTACGTAATGGCACTATGGTTCGAGGAAGCGGCAGAGTTCGCTGGTGTAGAGGATATTGATATTGTTGAGGATACGTTCATTCGTCAAGAAATCGAAGGCAAGGAAGTAAAAGTATACTTCTCATATAACCCGCCTCGAAATCCCTACAGTTGGATTAATGAGTGGTTGGATAGTAAAGCGGGAGACGACGACTATTTTATTCACCATTCAACATACATGGATGATAAAAAGGGATTCTTGTCTCAACAGATGATCAGGAAGATTGAGAAGTATAAGATTCATGACTTGGATTATTGGCGGTGGATGTATGGTGGAGAAGTTATAGGTTTAGGAGATATGGTATACAACATGAACCATATTCAAGAAATTGATGAACTTCCAAATGATGATGACATCATTTTGATCGATACAACATCGGATACAGGTCACCAGGTATCTGCTACAACTCATTTAGCGCTTGCTTTCACTAAGAAGAGAAACGTTATCTTGTTAGATACCTATTACTATAGCCCTGCTAACAAAGTAGTCAAAAAAGCTCCAAGTGAATTGTCTAAAGATATGAAGGAATGGATGGACGGCGTTTCTAAAACATATAATCGATACTACGATAAACAAACTATCGATTCTGCGGAGGGTGCACTGCGTAATCAGTTCTTCAAAGATTACGGTATAAGGTTGCATCCAGTAGCGAAGAAAAAGAAAATACACATGATTGATAACGTTCAGGACCTAATGGCTCAAGGGCGTTTTTTCGTGTTGAATACAGAAAGAAATAAGATTTTTATAGAAGAACATAAGAAATACCAATGGGATGCAGACACCCTTCAAAGTGACGATCCTAAGATTATAAAGGTAGATGATCATACTTGCGATGCATTCCAATACTACGTTAACGATAATTTATCAAAATTAGGATTAAAATATTAGGCGGTGAAAACATGTTCAGAAGCATCGTTGCAAAAGTGAGGGGGTGGCTATATAAAATGAATCTAATTCGCGGAGTAAAAAAGATAACAGATAAAAAAGACATACCTGTAAATGAGGAATTCTACAAACATATCGATATGTGGAAGGCGCTATATATTGGGTATTACGGCGATTGGCACGATGTTAAGTCCCATACGATTGACGGGCAAAAAAGCAGGAAGATGGCATCTCTTAATATGGCAAAGGTCATATCGCAGGAAATGGCTGCTCTTATCTTTAACGAGAAGTGCTCAATTAACATTTCGGACAAGACGCTAGCGGATGATATCAAGAATGTATTGGATGAGAATAACTTCATTAAAAAGTTTCAAAGGTATCTAGAATATAACTTCGCTTTAGGTGGCATGGTAATTAAAGTGTATTGGGACAATGGTATTAAACTTTCTTATGTAACAGCAGACTGCTTCGTTCCTATAGCGTGGGATAATAAACATATAACTGAAGGTGTGTTTGTAAATGAAGTATCAAAAGGTGATAAGAAGTACACGTTGCTTGAGTGGCACTTAGTTGAGGGCAAAGAGTATGTAATTAAAAATGAATTGTACGAGAGCAAGAATCAAGGTGACTTAGGTGTAAAGGTTCCGTTATCTACCCTTTATCCTGATTTGGAAGAAGAGGTACGAATAGAGAACCTAGCTAAACCAATGTTTGTTTACTTCAAACCAAATACAGCTAATAATTTTGACTTAAACTCGCCACTTGGTATTTCTCTTTACGCTAACTCTTTGCATGTTTTAAAATCGCTCGATATTGCATTCGATAGTTTCCAGCGTGAATTCGTGTTAGGGAAGAAGCGTATTATCGTTCCTACAAGTGCTATTAAAACAATTATCGATCCACTTAGCGGTGAAATGCATAGATATTTCGATTCAACTGATGAAGTTTATGAAGCAATGAACTTTGAAGACGGAATGGACAAAATCCAAGATATATCAGTAGAGTTGCGTGTAGAAGAACATATCGCATCTATAAATGCATTATTAAACTATGTATCCATGCAAATCGGTTTCTCTGCAGGAGCGTTTAGTTTTGATGGACAAGGAGTAAAAACCGCAACAGAGGTTGTAAGTGAAAACTCCAAGACATTCAGAACAAAGCAGTCACATGAAACGATTATTGAGGATGGTATTCGTGATTTAGTCGATATCATTATTGAAATTGCTGATTTGTATGATGAATTCGAGAGTACAGACGAGTACGAAGTCACTGTTACCTTTGACGATTCGATTGCAGAAGATCAGACAGCAGAGATTAATAAACAAGTTACGCTTGTTATGAATGGTTTAACTACTAAGAAGTTAGCCATTATGAAGATACATGGTGTTTCTGAAGAAGAAGCGGAGAGAATTGTAGAAGAAATTCAAAATGAAAATAAGTTGGTTATGCCTGAAGGAGTGGATTTCTTCGGTATGAACAACAAAAAACAGAATAATAGTCCAGGAGATGAAGGGTAATGGCACTCCCTCCTGAGAAGTTACAGCAACTCTCTATGTTTGTAGTAGATATCTACAATGCAATTGAAGAAGAGTTGCTTTTAAATATGGCCAGAATGCTCAAGTATGACAGGGAATTGCTACTTACTGCTGAGAGCTTCGAACAATACAAACATTGGCGCATAGTGCAGCTGAATAAGTTAGGGAAGTTGAATCAACAGCAGATGAACACTATCGCTAGTCGTAGTGGTAAAACGGCTGAAGAAGTGCGGAAGATGTTAGAAAGTGCTGGGTTTACAGCAGTGGAACAACATGAACCGCTTTATCAGAAAGCAGTACAATCGGGAATTTTAGCTGCTGCTCCTGCAATGCATACAAGCGCCGCGCTAATTGACATACTTAACGCTTATGAGCAACAGGCATTAGATACGCTAAACCTTGTAAATACAACGATGTTGAAACAGTCTCAACAGGTTTATCTGGATGTTTTAAACAAGACAGTAGGTAAACTGTTAGGTGGTGTCATAACTCCTCAACAGGCACTTAGACAGACGGTTTCTGAGTGGGCACAGCGAGGAATTCCTGCTTTGATTGATAAGGCGGGGAGAAGATGGGGAGTAGAAGGATACGTTAGCATGTGTGCTCGGTCTACAAGCCAAAACATTGCAAACGAGATGCAGAGAGAGCGCGCTGAAGAGTATGGTGTTGATTTAATAGAGGTTAGTTCACACAACGGCGCGCGACCTGGTTGTAGCCCGTATCAAGGTCGTATTTACTCAAGAAGCGGGAAAAGCAAGAAATACCCACCTTTCTCTAGTACGTCTTATGGAGAACCGAGTGGGATCTTAGGAATAAATTGCCGGCATCAAATTTACCCTTTCATACAAGGGAAATCAACTAAGCGATATCATCCATATGACGATGCAGAGAACGACAGAGTATATAAAGAAAGCCAACAGCAAAGAAGCTTAGAACGGCAAATCAGGAAAGCGAAGAAAAAAGTAAAGGTTATGGAAGCGTTAGGCGATGCAGAAGGAGTGAAAGAAGCTAAGAATAAGGTTTCGCAACGCCAAGCTAATATAAGAGAATTCATTAATCAGACGAAGCGAAAACGCCAATATAACCGCGAAAGTATTGTATAGGAGGAATTAAGATGCAAAAACCATGTAGATTACGATTAAACGAAATGCAGTTCTTCTCTGAAGGGGGAGAAAATCCACTAGCTGCACCGGAAGGAGGTGAGCCGAATGTAACGAATCCAGAAACTACACACCCAGCAACTCAAGAGCCGCCTGCACAACCTCCAGTTACTTTTACACAAGAGCAGATGGATGAAGCTAAACAAAAGCAAGAAGCAGCGTTCTTGAAGAAACTTGGTGTAGAGAATTTAGATCAGCTGAAACAAACGGTTAATAATTGGAATACTCATCAAGAATCATTAAAAACCGAGCAAGAAAAGACAAATGAAAAGTTAACAACCCTTGAGACTCAATTGCAAGAAAAAAATGAGTCTCTTTTTAATTTGCAAGCAGAAAACGCTGCGATTAAGTCAGGTATTACAGAAGAAAAGAACTTAAATGCAGTTATTACTCTAGCAAAAACAAAGATTAGTGATGATGTAGATATTACGAAGGCTATCGAAATGGTAGTTGAAGAGTTTCCTCATTTTAAAGGTGTAGCGGAAGAACCACAAGGAACTCCAAAACCTACGTTTACAACAGGTCAGCATCAGAAACAAATACTAACCGAAGCAGAGAAATGGGCTGCGGCATTTAAATAAAATCAATTAAACCAAAATTAGGAGTGATTTATTAATGGCAAAACCAAATTACGCACAAAATTATCAACTAGCGTTACAACAAAAGTTTTCACAAGGATTAAGTTTCTTTGAACTATACAACACAGGTAATAACCAAAATATTAAATGGGTAAATGCAAAAACGATTCAAATCCCACGTATTACTGTAGGTGGTTTCGTTGATGTAGACCGTGATGTTGTAGGTAGCTACACTCGACGTGCTGATAATGATTGGGAAACAAAAACAATTGCTCATGACCGTGAGTTCCGTACGTTAGTAGATCCAAAAGATATCGATGAAACAAACATGGCGTTATCTATGGCTAACATCACACGAGTATTCAATGATGAGCAGAAGATTCCTGAAATGGACAAGTATGCGGCTTCAAAACTATATTCTGAGTTCACAACAAACGGCAAGACTGCTAATGCTACAGTAGTAACTGTAGATAATGTATTAAGCGTTTATGATGACTTCATGATGGAAACGGACGACGCTGAAGTTCCACAAGACGGACGTATCCTTTATGTAACACCACAAATTAATAAGTTGTTAAAACAAGCGAAAGAAATTCAACGTAGCTTAGATGTTGGTACAAATAAGGGGAACGTAAATCGTAGCATTTATTCTTTAGAGGATGTAGCTATCAAAGTCGTACCATCTTCTCGAATGAAGACAGCTTACAATTTCACTAACGGCGCTGTTCCTGATGCAGCTGCTAAACAAATTAACATGATTTTAGTACACCCTGCATCTGTTATTACGCCACAGCAATATGAGTTCGTTGACTTAGATACACCGAGTGCTGCTACAGGTGGTAAATTCCTTTACTACGAGCGTAAATACTGGGATTTATTCGTTATCCAAAAGAAAGTTGATGGAGTTAAATTTAATATCACGGCAGGAGCTTAAGAGAGAGCATAATGTTCTCTCTTTTCTTATTTTGAAAGGAGAATGTAAATGAGTAACGTTGTAAAAGTAAAAAGACTAAATAAAACACTGAATATTGATGAGGATCGTTTATCTAGTTATCTATTAGATGGATACGACCAAATTGACGAAGCGGGTGAAATTATCACTCGTGCTACAGGAGGACGTAACGTTTCTTTAGCTGAGTACAACAAGGCGTTAGATGAATTAGATGAATTAACTGCCGAAAATGAGAAATTAAAAGCAGAGAACAGCAAACTAAAAGCTGAAAACTCTAAGCTGAAGAAGAGTGAACCAGCAGAGAAGTAGGTGATCACATGCCATATATAGATGCCGATTACTACAATAACGAATACAAAGGTACTCCGGTATCGGATGCATTGCTATTAGATAGGTTGATTAATCGAGCTAGTGACCAAATTGACCACGTTATAAATTACAAATTGGAAGGCGTTGATTTTGATAAGTTAGCGCCTTTTATTAAGAAACAGGTCAAGAAAGCTACTGCTGCACAAGTTGAATTCTTAGCTATCAATGGCGAGACTTCTGCAACTGTAAGTGAAGGTAGTGGTGGTTTTGATGTCGGTTCTTATTCTGAGAATGGAATGAGTGCAGGAGCAGACGATGCACCTAGTTTCTATGCTCAGTATGCAATATCAGTTCCGAAGTTCTTAAGTCCTACTGGATTACTGTATGCAGGGTTGTGTGTGCATGACTAAACCAATCAGGCGCTCATTACTAATCCATACAGTTCAGTATTTGGAGTATAAAGGTGAAGATAATACTTGGGGCGGTAGTGATAACTACAAACCGGCTGTAACGATTGAAAGGGTTCGAATAGAGCCTAAAAAAACAGTCGTGTTAAATGGGAATGGTGATAGTACTGTCATGCAAACACTGTTATTCCATGATGCAGTACACTCCACACCAATAACTTTTAAAGAGAAATCTAAAGTTATATTCAACGGAAAAGAAATGACCGTTAACGAAGTCAATGACTTTTATGATAGAAGCAGTCTTCACCATGTGGAGGTGGCGCTTGTATGATTCGGGTAAATATTAAACTCGATACACCTGCTATTGAAGGGCAAGTAATGGAAGCTACTCAGAAAGCGCAATTTGCACTAGATCAACAAATACTCAAAGATAGCAACTTCTATATTCCGAAAGATACAGGTGAGTTAGAGAGGTCAGGCGTTAGATTCAGCAGACCAGGAGAGGGACATATTGAATGGAATACTCCTTATGCTCGGAGGTTATATTGGAACCCGCAATATGAATTCTCAACAGACGTCAACCCTAATGCCAGAGGCGTCTGGTTCGAGGAAGCAAAAGCTAGACATGTTACGGATTGGGCTAGAATCGTAGAAAATGAGATTAAACGGAATTTATAGGAGGACAAATATGATATGGCTAATTGAATCGGTCAAGAAGCATTTAATCGCTACTTTGCCAACAGGTATCCTATTTGCTTCTATAAAAGCTGATTTATTGGATATAGGAGTAAATGATGCACCACGAAAAAGTATTGCTATACGAATGATTCCGTCAGCGCCAGGAGAGCAATATTACGAAGGTGAAATCATCAATAAACAAATTCAAATACTCGCAAAAAGCAGTAATCAACTAGAAGCAAACAACACAATGGAATTCATCACAAGAGAATTAAATAACGTTCATAGGCGTGTTTTCCACGCTTTAGATGGCTCCTATACACTAAGACGACTCAATGTGTATGTGGAGCCTAATTTTGTTGAGAAGACAGCAGCGAATGAATGGATATTTACCGCACTCTTTAGTGTGGAATTAGAATTAGGAGGTTAATATATGTCATTTTTACTGAACTATGGTTATAAATTTGAAATCGACGTAACGCCAGGCGGACAAACACCTACAAAGGCTGTTATTGCAAAAGGTATCACGTCTGTTGATCCTGACAATAACGAAGAAACAGAAGAGACATACTACTATGACGGCGGCGGTTCTGCGGAACGTGACGTTACAGGTGGTATGCTTGGTTACGGATTTGAAGGACATCGTTTCTATGGAGATAAAGCACAAGATTATATCTTTAGTTTACTTAATAAGTTCGGTCCTGATCGTAAGACAACATTCACAGTAACGGAGCCAAATGGTGACAAGTGGGAAGGTAAAGCAACAATTTCTGAAATCAAAGCACCAGGTGGAGATGCGAATAGTAAGGGTGAGATTGAATTCACTATCTCATTCGATGGGAAACCGACATTCACAGAAGCACCTGAAACACCTTAATGAAGAGTCGTTAATACGGCTCTTTTTCTATTACCTAAAAAGGAGAAATAAACATGACACAATTTAAATTTGAGTTTGAAAAGACGTATAAAGAGGTAGATGTTGCAGGAGAAATTCATAGAGTAGATTTTAATGATGATTCAATCTTGAAGTACGGAAAAGCTTTCAAAAAGTTCGATGAGGATTCCAAAAAGATTACGGGATTAATTCAAAACTTTGAAACTGCTACTGATGAAGAGATTGAACAACTGTCAGTTCAACAGAAAGAGTTAGTGAAAGGCATTGTTGAGACTTTCTTAGGCGAAGGGACTTTTTCCTCTCTTTATGAAAAAGCGGGTAGATCTTCTGCGAATTTAATGGGGCTAGTTCATTATTTAAATGAAATTTATCTAGAAGAAAGCCAGAAGAAAACGGATGAAACTCGCAATAAGTATCTAAGTAACGTGAAGAAATAATGTTTAAATTAACCGAACGTGAATATGACTTCTATACATGGAATGGCGTTCGTTTAGAGTTGAACTTAGCCTTCGATAACATTCTTTTACTGTTTGATTTGTTTGATGATGAAAATATTAATGAATATCTAAAAACGGATATTGCATTGAATATGCTAACTGTAGATAAAGTGTCTATGAATCAGTTGGATGCAGAACACAAATCAATGTTGTTACTAGACATCTTAAAAGATAGGTTAGATATTGATTTGCGATTATTAATGAAAAAGAAAATAGAAGAGAAAGAAGAGGAAAAGGCGCCGACCATCCCTACTGTAGATTTTGTAGTGGATGCAGAACGGATTTTTTCCTCTTTTTTGTTTGACTACAATGTTGATCTAATTGAACAGCAAGGAAAAATGCAATGGAATAAGTTCATGGCTCTCTTCCGTAACCTTTCTAGCAAATCCCCAATGGGACAAGCGCTTCATTATCGAACATGTGATATTCCGCCGAAAGATAAGACTAATGGTGACGAGAGGAAGCGTATTAAGAAAATGAAAGAACTATACGAGCTTCCGAAAGCAAAAGCTATTAGAGAACAGCAGGAATTAGTAGCATTCCAGAAAAGAATGGATGCGCAAAAAGATAAGGTGAAAGGCAGGTGAGATAATTGGCAGATGGTCGTGTTGAGATAGATACCAGGTTAGAGACGGGTAATATACGTAGTGATGTACAACGGGTAAATGATGAACTAAGTCATATTGGTGATGGAGTTGCGGATGCGGCTCGTGGATTAACTAATGAAGTTGGTGCTCGCTATGATAGTTTAGGGCGTCGTATTCGTTACACTTACAGAGGAACATCTGAAGAAGCAAGACGAATGTATAGCGAGATGAGAAGCGCTCACTATCAGCAAGCAATTGCTATGCGTGGTGTTAAAGACCAAATGATTGGCGCTCAATATCAATATTTTAAACTAGCGCAAGCGTCCAAGAATTATACGGGAACAACTAGAGAGTTCATGTCAGAAGTCCAAAAAGTAGGGAAAGCTCAGAAAACAGCAGCAGACGCAGCTATAAATGCAAATAGGTTGGCTATGATGGGTATGTTGCAGACAATTGGTTATATGCAGAATATGACCACTCAAGCAACTCGTATACGTGAAAATTACGCAAGGATGGCAAATCCTCTATATACAATCAATAGTGCTGGGTTGCGTGCTGCGGATGCTTTGAACAGAATGGCTAACGCCGGAAATGCCTCAGTATTAGCGTTGAAAATGTTAGGTCCAACTGCGAGCATGAAAGATTTACAAAATATGACCATGATGATTACACAAGGTTTAATGAGATTCCAAATGGTAGCATTAGCAGCTGCAGCTACAAGTGCTATTTTATATACTGCATTATTTAAAGCAGCCAAAGGACCTGATCCATCTGAGATATATAAACAACAGGCGGAAGCACTGACCGCTTATAGAGATGCAGTGCAACAAAGAACAACAGAAATCATGAATGCTTGGAATTTGTTTGAAGAAGTACAAATGAAAAAGACAAGTGGAAAGAAACTAATGAAGAACCTCGAGGAACAGGTAGGAATATTAGGCAGGTGGAAAGATAATCTGGCCAGTATAGCGCAAAGGGCAGGTTCAGAATTCGCCAATTATCTCGCACAAATGGGACCGCAATCAGCTGAAGAAGTAAAAGCTATATCTCAAATGACTGAACCTGAGTTACAAAAGTATGTTGGGCTATGGAAAGAGAAAATGAGTTTAGCAAGAGCACAAGCAACTACGGAATTACAAGGATTAAAAGAAGAGACTGACAGGAAAATTAAAGAACTTCAAGATTCATTAACTCCATTAGGGTTAGCTTGGGAGAGAATGAAAGGCGCCTTTGTTACAGCAATTCAGCCTATGGTCGATGCTTTTGGAATGCTCATGACTCCTATAGTTAACTTCGCAGCAAAATTTTTCGAATTAGTAACAGCATTCAACCAAGCGCACCCAACAATTGCGTTGATTATTCAAGCAATAATGATGCTAGTACCTGCTTTAACCTTATTGTTATCCCCGTTAGCGATAGGTATTGGACTATTTAATGGGATGCTCGCCGCTTGGTCTGCTATTTGGATGTTAATTGGTCCATTAGTTACGGGATTAATGGCTATGAGTGCCACTGTATGGGTGGTAGCAGCTGCAATCGTTGGTTTAGTTGCAGGAATTATGTACTTATGGAATACGAGTGAAGGTTTTAGGAACGCTGTTATTACAGGATGGCAGATGATACAAGCTACCGCTATGACGGTATGGAATTTCATACTTAACGGCATACTCATTCCAATTTGGACTGCCATGACTACGTATTTCCAACAAATTCTATTACAAATCCAAACTTGGTGGACTGAAAACGGAACAATGATCATGCAGGCGGCACAAAATGTGTGGAACTTTGTACTTTCCGTAATTCAAACAGTTATGCCAATTATAGTTTCAATTATGCAGGTTTTATGGCCGATTATTAAAGAAATAGTGATTGGAACCTGGGAAGCTATTAAAAATGTGATAAATGGAGCTCTAAATATTATTCTAGGGATTGTTAATTTCTTCGCTGCCTTATTCACTGGTAATTGGTCCGCTTTATGGGATGCGGTTAAACAAATTTGGAATGGAGCACTCGAATTACTTTGGGGATGGTTACAACTTTGGGGAGCAGGCAGAATCCTTAAATGGCTTGGTAAATTCGCGGTAGATATAGTCAAACCATTCATTAAATTTTGGGATGATATTAAAAGAGTATGGAATAATGCACTAGCAGATATATATGTATTTTTCGGTTCAAAACTAGAATCGATAAGTGCTTATATTGGTAGTTGGGGTGGGATGGCGAGAAATCTATTTAGTGAGATTTGGAGTTCAATAGTTAACGGAGTCTCATCCAAACTAAGCGGAGTAGTTACAGCTGTAGAAACAATTTTAAATAAAGTAGTTAGTTTTATAACTGGAATGGGTCAAACATTCTTTAATGCAGGTCGCGGATTAATTGAAATGATGGCAAAAGGGATACGAAGCGCAGCAAGTTGGGTTACTGATGAAGTTAGTAAACTAGCACAAAAAGCACGGGACTTCTTGCCTTTCTCTCCTGCAAAAACAGGACCATTAAGTGACTTAGATCATCTAGATTTTGGTGGTCCAATCTCTGACAGTATTAAACTAGCCTTCCCTCAAGTTAGTGGACTAATGAGTCAATTACTAGACCTTCCTGACATTACAGCGAGTGCTCCAGGTCAAGGATTGCAAAATCGGGCTGTTAACACCACAAATAACAATACACCTATATCTGTTACGTTAAATTACAACGGAAACGGTAATGAAAACGATATGATGAATATGGTTGATATGATTGAGGACGAGTTGAGTAGAAGACTTACTACAAAACAATTTATGTTAGGAGGGAGATAATGGGATTAATTATACAAAGGATAAACGGACAACCAATCGACATATCGAATTACAATTTAAGATTAGTAGAATTCGACCCAGATTCTCCTGAATATAAAACAAGGTATGAAGACGTGGAGGGCGCCGATGGAGCAGTTGACCTCGGCGCTACTATCGGAATAAGGAAGTTGAAGGCTATATGTAAAGTAAGAGCAAGGGATATGTACGATATAGCTTTACTTAGAAATGAAATATTTCAACTGTTTCAAAGTAAAGAAGCGTTTTATCTAATTGACAAACGAGAAATGGGGAAACGATGGTTAGTTAGAGTCGACCCTTACACTATAAGTACACTTCGTTATGCTAGGTCAGAGGTAGCATTGCAATTTACAGCCGCTTTCCCATTTGCTGAATCAATAGGAACCACACTGACTCCGTTAGATATCGATTTAGGTTTGTGGCAGATTGGACAAGGATTAACATTTGAAGATCCAAAGTACGTCCACTCTACCTCTACTTTTCGTATTTATAATGCTGGTAATGTTCCACTCAACCCACGAAGAATGCCCTTGTTGATTACGTTCAAAGGCGCTTCAACCAATTTAAAGATAAAAAACAAGACAACTGGTGACGAGTGGTCTTATACAGGAAACACTTCAGTAAATGACACGATAAGATTAGATCAAGTGAGATTCACAAAGAATAGCTTATCTATTGTTCGAGATACAAATAAAAAATTGATTACACTAAATCCAGGATGTAATGACTTTGAAATTACAGGCGCCACAGGCGTCTTTTCTATTTCATTCGATTTTAGATTTTACTATCTATAGTTGGGAGGTGAATATTTGAATTTAATTACAATTACAGATGTATTAGGGAACACAGAAATATTAACCGGGTTTAAAAGTTTTAATCGTGTTCGAAAAGTGAATGGAGAGAAAGTTATAAGTTTTCTCATCATACCAACAGAAGAGAATAAACATGCTTTTCCACTTGTCCAAGAAGAAAGTAAAGTTGAATTTGATGGAGAGACTTATGTAATTAAATCTATAGCTGAAAGAAATATAGGAAACACCTTTTACAAACAAGTTGAATGTATCCATGAGTTCTTTGTAAAAATGATTGATAAACAAAAATACGAAGTGCGTGATGGAAGCATGACAATACGGGATGCACTAGACTTTGTATTTGAAGGTACTGGGTATCAAACGGTGATAATTGATTCTTTTTACGCTCAAGATTTCGAGAATTTCGGGAAAGACAATCGTTTATCACTATTGAAAAAAGTTCTAGAGAGATATAGAGCAGAAATGTCTATTAGTGGAAACTTAGTTAGATTTAAAACGAAGATTGGTGAAGATACTGATTTTCAATTTAGGTATAACTTTAATATAAAAACCTTCGAACGTACAATTGACACAAAATCACTCGCTACATACATTCGAGGGTATGGTAAAGACGGATTAATGAGAGAGTATACAAGTCCAAACGTTCATATATTTGATTTCCTTGAAGCTCCTATGATCGATGATGAAAGGTACACCACAATATCAGGATTAGATAACGCTTTAAAAGAATCATTACAAGACACTCCAGTTATTAGTATGACGCTCGACTTTATAGATTTAAGAAAAGCCGGATATCCTTACATTATCCCAAATGAAGGAGATCGGGTTCTTTTAATTTATGAGCCGATGAATGTGGATATTGAAACAAGAATCATGGAGATTGATGAAGAGTTTAATAATGAATTGGAGATAATTAGCAATAAAGTTACGCTAGCTAACTACAAAAAAGATTTATCTGGAACACTTCTTCAAGCGATACAAAAATCATTAAAAGGCATTGTGAATAATGACGGAAAAATAATATACAACGCTCTTGATGAAGCAGTAAAACGTGCAACTCAAGCTATTAAAAACGCTCAAACTGAGCTAGTTTTCGAGAATGGAATACTTGCTGTTGACCCTAACAACCCCAATAACCTTGTCGCTTTCAATAGCGCTGGTATTGGGATTAGTCGTGATGGTGGAAATACCTTTAAAGAAGCGTTAACTTATGAAGGATTAGTTGCATCTGTAGGGGTTATCGGACAATTTGAAGCGAATAACATCCGTGTCGGTCCAGAAACGACTTTCGATGCAGGATATGACCCAGCAAAGAAACAAGGTGGCGGTAGGAATATACTCTATAACACATCAGACTTTGAATGGAATGCAATGTGGGCGGATAATGGTCAGGGCGGTGGCGTAGTAGATACATCTGTCGTCTATAACGGCAAAAGTACACTGAGAATTCCTATGCCGCAAGGTGTTAGGTACTTAGAAGGCAATATACCTTTAAAAAGAGGTACTTACTATACGTATTCCGCTATGGTGCGTGGTTCGGCAGCAGGAAACGGAACAGAGTTAACGCCGCTTCACTTTTGGGCGCATACATCCAAAGATACAAGTGGTCAAATGACTACCATCGTAAAATATGATCAGTCCATTTTAGATAAACAGTGGAAAAGGGTGTACGTTACATTTTTAACACCGGCAGATAAAGATTTGTACTTCTCTCCTTACATTTTCAATGGATTACCTACCGGAACATTACATGTAATTGAAATGTCATTCCAAGAAGGTGACGTATTAATGGATTGGACGGCCAATCCTGATGAAGTTAGAGCTAAAATGCAACAAATTAGAACTGATTTACGTTTAACCGCACCACTTCCGACGACGATTAACATGGACATGAACGGAATTACAGCCACTACATCCAAATCAGATTCTTTCGCTAGATTTGATTATCGCGGTCTTTATGCCAAAAAAGGTGCCATACAAATAGAGCGAGCGGATGGATATAACTTAATCAT